CCAAGACTGGTTATTCGTCTTTGTCACGTTCGCTGCCACCGCCATTGGCGACAGAATCATCTTTTGTTTTTTCATTTCTCGTACCTGTGTTAGTTAAATCCGTGTCAAACTTAAGGCCTAATTCTCGGTTTTCCTCAACCTCAACCTTACGTCTGCGTTTCACTTCTGCTGGATTGCTACCGCTTGCTCTTACGGCTTGGCTTTCCGTGGCCAATCCACCTTTAATACGCTCTTTCCAGGATTGCGCCTCTTTAGCTGGATCAATCCACGGCATAACTGGGCCACTATAAACAGCGTTATAAAGTGATGCAGGATCAATATCGACTGGCACCTCAATTTCGCCGCTAACAATCGCCATTTTTAACCATTCCCGGTAAATTGGACGAGATATATGAGCGACAAAGGTATCTTGTAAAACGGAGTAACCCTCAAAGCTCTCCACCAGCTCTTGGCGCTGACTTGAGTAAGTCCCGTTATAGTCACGGGCAATGCTTGAGTAACTTGAGCGAGTTCCTGCCGCCGTTGCTCTTAATTGACCGTTTCTAAAGGTTTCAAGGTTAACGTTTGGGCGGTTTGAGTTGATTAACCCGATGTCCTCACCGGGTTTTAAATCATCAATAATTGCACCGGGAGCAATCTCAAAATCTCGCTCTGGACTGTCTGCGCTGTAATCCTCATTATCTCCGTAGATTGCGGCATCACCTTTTTTGATGTACATCGTAAAGGCAGCGGCAATTCGCGCGGCCACGCGCTCGCTCTCCTCGTAGTCTTTTAGGTCGGCAAGTCGGACGATTACGCCATGCAACATTGATACGCCACGCAACTGGTGTAGCCGCTTTTTAAACGCAAGGTGCAACATATTTTCCGCCGGCACTGTTTTAACTCGCCCGTAAGTGCGGTTATTTTCCTGCGGGTTATCCATGTACACACGGTAAGAGACAGGGCGCCGCCATGCGTTAAGCTCGATCCCTTGAATAAGATTTGCGGAATCTAACGTATTCATCGGCACAAAATCAGGCTCCAACGCTTCAAGACTAAATGCAATGTCAGTGCTATGATTTAGTCCAGCTACACTACCGCGCACAATCTGGATAAATACCTCACCATCTCGTAACCAAGTGCGCAAAAGCATTCGCTCAAGTTCTGGTCGAGTAAATTGTCCAGTGACCTCTGGACGCACAGACCATTCCGCCCATTTTTTGCGGATTTGTTCCGCCAAATCCTCATCAACATCGCCACTTAAATTTAGCGGCTGTGGCTCAATATGGATACCTCTTGAGCCGATAACTCGCTCTTCCATCTTGTCCAAGATGCCGATCACAATGTCGTGATTTTGATCTAATGCCCTAGCCTGCTCTCGCAAACTTACCGCACTTTGTTTTGTCGATACGTTCGCACCTTGGCTTTCGCGTTTTGCTTTGTGTGTACGATTTGGCATTGCTGCCTCATACGCATTCATCACATAGCGGTTTTTCGCTCGCTGTGCGCCCCATTTAGGCGAGATTGCAGCAATCGCTTTATCTACTATTCCCATTGTTTAAAATCTCGCATATTTGATTCTGTGGCGTTTAACGCGCTGTCTTGTTTCCGCTAACAACTCGTTAAGCATTTGTTGATAGCGGTCACGTTGTTTTGTCCATTCCGATACTTGATAAGATACCGACCGCCCATTAAAACTTACTTGGCTTTGGGCGTTTTCAATTTTTTCATCAAGCGTTCGGATTTTTTCTTCTAATTCTTCTCTTTCGTAGATAGCCATTTTTGCCCCAATAAAAAACCGCACTTTTTACGGTACGGTTAGTTAAGTAGTGGTAACTCAATTTGCAATTTATCTTCAAAGATTTTTAGTGTTGCTTCAAGCAACGGCTTTTTACCTTTCCATTCATTTAGCGCCTTACCACAAACGCTTGCTAATTGCTTTTCGGCTTTATGCTCGCCCAAGGCTTGGTAATATTGCTCAAGCAATGTCATGTTGCCAGATAACAATTGCTCCTGCATAAAGTTAAAGGCTTTAATGTAAGCGATCTTAATTGCCATTGCTTTTTTGGTTTTATATCCCATAACCAGCAACATAAATCCATCTTTTGTCATCTCAAACATTGGGCGCTTTTCGCCTTTTTTATCGATATATTCAACCAATCCAAAATTGGATCGGTTAAATTCATCATCTCCAGATTCTAAAATCTCGCGGATATCACGCATTACATGAGCGTGCAACTTACCAAAAACTCTAGCAACTGTTTCAGATGTGGTAACTGTTTTTGAGTCTTTATTTTGTACAAACTGTTTAAAATTTTCGGGATTTGCTAATTGCATTTTCTGCCTCCAAATTTAGATAATAAAAAGCCCCAACTATCTCTAGTCAGGGCTTGAGTTATTACCGCAACATATCCACCTTTTCATAGGCTCGGTATCTACCGATTTAAGGTTGTCTAGGAGTTAAAGCCAACCACTTTTTTTACTTCTGCCACCGTTTAGCCAATTACTTTTTGTTTTGGCTTTCGGTTGTGGTTTTACTTGTTCAATTTCTACCGCACTTTCAGTTTCTTCTTCTGGTGCTGATGATTTTCTACGGATCACGTTAGGGTTTACGCTTGGCAATTTAGCCCAGTATGGGACATTGTCCTCATCGCCCCACTTAATACGCTCATAACCACGCAAGATAGCTATGGCGTGGGCGTAGCAAAATAAGTCAAACGCCTCATTGTTACCCTTACCAGGTTTGCGCCATTTGCCGTCTTGTCCGCGCTCCTCATAAGTCAGCTCATCAAAAAACCATTCGCCAAGCCACGAAGGAAAATGGATATAGTTAGCCCCGATAGTCTCACGGCTTAGTGCGTTACTAATACGATCTTTGAGTTGGTCTGTTTGGAGTAAATACAAAGGCACATCACCACGTGCTTTAGCATGACGATCTGACCGTGAGGTATTATCTGGATAGGTGCGAGAAATCAGTTTCTGTCGTTTGGTACTATCACCTTTAACGAGATACACTCGTTTTGATATGCCATCACGCTTACATCTGCGCCAAAACTTATAGGCGTTATCTGTTACACCGTCCTCACCGCCACTATCCACCGCCATCGCAAGGATTGGCATAAATCCGCTATCTAAACCCTCAATGCGATACTGCTTATTGAGTACATCGCTAATAAGCAAATCCCAGTCCTCAGGGTAGGCGGACGGATCAATCGGGAGGCTTTCTCCGTCCGAATTGCTCCGCATTGATGATTTAATATTATATCTATCAATAAGCCACCGCTCGCTGTTTTCGCCATAGCCCACAATTTGGACTACAAAGCGACGGTTCCGCCCACCCTGTACATCAACTGCTGCCAATAAAAAACGGCACCCATAAGGCACCGTTCTTTTTTCTGTATCTTCTCGTCGCTCCATCAGCTCATCGCTTTGGCGTTGCTCAAGTGCGGAGCGTGGTAAATAAGGCAATCCCCAGTCTGTATTTGTTACTGCCTTTAGCGTTTCTTCACTACCTGTCATTTCAAATTCATGTTCAGCAGTGAGTAATTTATAGGTTAATTGCGCCCATGTTTGGTAAGCGGCTGCAGGGCCTTCCAGCCAAAATGATGCAATACGTGAGTTTCTGCCATCGCCATGGATTACACCATCTTTATCTATCATTTGCCCCTCTTTTAACCACTTGCCACCGATGTTTAATGCGCGTTTCTTGTCAGGCTCGATCAGTGTTTGACAGTGTGGGCATTGCAATCGAGCTTTTTCGCTTGCCTTAACATAATCAGTGTCATCTCGATAGCCGACCATGTTAGCCATTGATGGCTCAAACCAATCAGAGCAATGTGGACATTGCCAGTAAAAACGACGTCTATCTCCTCGGTTATACAGAGATAAAATACCAGTTGTCGGAGGTGCTTCGTGTGTTGATTTTGGGTGATGCTTTAGATCGACAATATCCTTACCTGGCGAACTCTCTACAAGTGTCATACCAGCACTCATAAATGTAGTCGTACGTTTGGACGCTAAACTAAAGCCATCGCCCTCACCGTCCACATCATCTGGCCAGCGGTCGTAGTCAGTTAATGCAACGTATTTGTAGTCAGACGATGACAATACATTAATTGATGGCCAACCAATCTTTAACAGGTTACCCGCTCTAAAATATTTATCGTGTACGTTGTTGTCGTTTTTACGCGGGCTTAATCTTTTAGCTATCTCAGGCGAGCATCTAAATGTGCGGTCTAAACGTTTGCGACTGTGTTCGCTCGCCTTTTCTTGTGTTAGTTGCACAAGCAAAAAATCTGACGGGTCGCAAACAATCGAGTAGGTTATCCACCCATCAATTAGACCAACCGTTTTACCTGTTCGGGCTGGTCCAACAAAAATAACTGCGTCATACTCGCGAGAGTTAAGGCAATCCATCGGCTCTAAAATATATGCTGCGGTGTCTTTATCCCATTTAACGGAGTTCCCACCACCAACAGGCACACGCATATACTCTGCGACTGCTTCTGACACCTTCATTCGACGTGGAGGCTTAAGCAGATTTGCAATGTCTCGTCTAATGTCTTTAGCTGATGCAAACATTACTACTCCTCTGACTTATCATCGCCAGCCTGTATGTGCGATGACATTTGCGACTTAACATCATCAATTACTTGTATTACACGGGTTAATTGTGATGGTGTTAATCCACAGTCACGCTCTAAAATATCTGGCAAAGTATCAAGTGACTGCACTACTGCTTTAGCCAAAAAACTCATCTCTTGAGCAACTTCAAAAGCGGGTACTAGCTCTCCAGTGTCGCGCTCATATTTAAGTCTTTCGTTCTCCGCCTGCCAAAATGCCCGTCTCTCAACGGGTGACAAACTATCAACATCTGCCGTCATTTTTTCGGCAAGCCCGATTTTGATTAAATCGGATATTGCGTATAACTTTAATTTTGAGTTACTACCGATAGCAGGAGTAAGTCCTGCGACCCGTTGCGACACGGTCTGACGGTGCATTCCGACAAGTTCGGCAATCTGATTTATATTGAGTTTTAAATCGAATAAATTATCCATACCGAGACCGTAAAAATGCCTAAAAAGTAAAAAAGATGATGATGCCTAAGATGTCAAAAAACTGTCGAAAACCGCGAGCCCGAAACCCCGTGGAAAGAGGTATCCCCTCAGGAGTACCTTTTAATCTTTAAAATCAAGCCTTTAAAATAAAAAAGACCGCACTTTATTTGGCGGTCTTAGTTTGATTAATCCACTTATTGATGTTTGTAATTTGACTAGCGCACATATCACGCTCACCTTGCACTATGATTAAGTACTCAACTGCCTCACCGTATGTACTGCCAGTAAATGGAGTTTTCACACAAGGCGTTAGAAATGCTTGAGGTGGATAGATATACTCCGTTTTGGTTGTTACCTTATTAGTGCAACCGCTCAATAGCATCGTCATAGATACGAGTGTTATAACAAGGCTGTGATTTAATAATCTTTCTGACAACTTGAACTTTGTCTTGTGTTGTTTGTTTGATTTCATCATTGATTACTCTCTGTTGCTCTACTGCTTGGCGCTCTACCTCAATCGTATCTTTTAGAGACTGATTAACCTTTTCCTGCTCTACAATGAGGCTAGCCTGCGCTTGGTTTTCGGCTCTTAAGTCATTTATCGCCCCGTGCTGATACCAAATCCAACCACACAGGCTAGCCAATACTGCAAGGTAAATCAGGGTTGATTTATTAACCATTACACCCCTCCATACTAATCCACCATTAACGCACGGAACAATCGACATCGGTCATCTAGACCGTTAGTACCGCCGTTAATTCTGATTGTCACTTTTTGGACGGAATCAATAGATGCCAAGTCGTTAAATATCCAGTACCATACCGCAGCTTTAACAGCTAAATCTAAGTTACTTGATACCTCTTTAGGGTTGATCGTATCGCCTAACCAGCGGGCAAATCGGATATAGTTATCCTTGCCAGTGATTTGAATCAATCCACGTCCACGATAATTCCAGCCGTCCATTGTTTCTTCTGGGCCATTCCCCATTCGATTAGCATATACTCGGCTCGCAATCTTTTCTGGCTTCCGCTCGTACTGGCGAGCGATGTTAGGATTAGGAAAATACTTACGGAAAACTCTCATCAAGCCATCTGCTGAGTAATTTAAGTTTTCGCTCAAAGTAGTAAACCCTGCCGTCTCATGCCCGCATTGAGCAAGAAACATCGCTTGTTGCTGTTTATTAAAACAACCGGCTAAATCAATATATTTTGATATTACCTGATAAATCCCTTTGGTTGCTCGAGGGAAAACTTTATTGAATGTCGTTTCGGGAATAATCATTGTCATCTTTGTCAATCCTACGATTAATAAACTTAAACAAAAATTCGCGTATTTTTTCGGTACCGATAAATCCAATCATCGTACCGAGAAAGCCGGAAAATTCCGCATGACCTACAAGGTGCGTACATATCGGCACTGTAACCCCAGCGATAGACGCACAAATCATTGCGTCAATAAATACGTAGCGAAATGCAGGTTTCTTCCGCATAAATCCCATTCTTAAAAGCGACATAAAAATTGCGGCACCGGCACTATGGATTGTCCCGTTACCAAAATTTAATTGTAGCCAGGCAATAATCATTGCCCACACATCAGGCTCTTTCATCGGCATTGTTTTCTCCGCCGTGTTTTACGGCAATAAAAAAGCCCACCAATTACGGCGGGCGTGAATTCTGCTAAAATTAATTTTCCACAACTAAATCAGCAGAGGTTAAACATGATTGAAATTGATAAATTAAATGATGGTTACTATAACTTCCCGTACCAATCAGGAGAAGGAGACTCAACAAGCGATACATCATCTCCCTGTGTCGGAGGTTTCGACTTAATTCAACACCCAGAACTCATAGAAGAAATACCTGAAGCAAAATATTCACCTATGCTAAAAAAATTGCTCATTGACCTCAACCAAGAGAACTTACCTTACCTCACTTTAGGTTGTGGCTATTGGGCATTTAAGGACAACAGGGATACATCTTATACTTATCTTGAGTTTTCCTTCAAAAATATCAAAACGGCTCAAAACCTTTCATTTATCCAAACTATTGATGAACAATTTATCGATTATTTACACACTCATCGCGAACAACTGGGGAGTGAGTTTGGCGTGCCGCCTGAAGCATTTGATACAGCTCATTTAGCTTTTGCCTGGAATTATCGTCCATTTTCTTATTTTGGAAGCGAAGAACGCATCTTGCTCTATTTTCAAGCTGGTAGCCAACAACATCAAGATCTCGAGATATTCCTTGATCTACTTCATCGTTTTCTAACCGAATATTTACAAGTGCCATCATAATCACCAAATAAAAAACCCCGACCGTTTCCGATCAGGGCTATAAAATTTACTTATTGCGTTCGCCATGCGCTAAAACCGCAACTTATACTATATACTACAATTTTACTTGCAAGTAATCAAGTGGTTTTAGAATATTTTTTTAATTAACTATAAGTGGCTTTTTGCAAAAACTTATTTAAACTTGTCATCTATAAACCATTTTTTTGAAAAATCATTAAAATCTTCTAATTGCTTAATTGAGACTCCTAATACTCCACCTGTCCATGAATCAAATGCTTTACTGCCACTCATTTTATAAACATTTTCAGGAAATGTTCTTACTATATAGACAGGATTTTGTATACCATACCCTCTACCTATCTCTGTAAAATGACTACCAAGAATATAAAATTTAGATTGACCTTTTGATGACAAGATGATCTTATCAAAAGACTTGGTTTTGAGTTCGCTTGAGTATTGCCAAAATACTCTAAAGACATCCGCAGCACTATTTTTTAAGTCTATGTTCTTTATATCAAAGACGAGAACATTTGGATTTACATAATTTTCGTAGTGGGCTGAAACTTCTATACCATTATTACGGGAATCTGACTTCAGCACACTATCCAATGGCTTAGTTAAAGTAAAATAGTTGAACCCAAATACACCACCAAGGATTCCTAACGTTATTAATGGGATAGCAATAACTTTCTTATTCATTTATTTGATCCTAAAAATGATTCCAATCTAATCCACTTACATCAAACGTGAACTGTCCTTTGCCATAATTATAAAAACTTGCTTCCACAATCAATTTCTTTGATTTTTTTAATTTACCAACAAACTTAATAAGTTCTTTATTGCTAGAAATAAACAACGTATCACTATCGCCGCTACTAGAGCTAGACATTCTATACTCTTCTAAATTATTGTTATCAAATTTAACTACAAGATCACACCCATCAAAGCAACCGTTAAATTGTCCATTTACATAAAACATTATATCGTTGCCATACTTAGGATCTTTGCGAAGTGCCAATGTCATTGAAGAATCATTATAAGGGAATCCAAAATTTAGCGTATTTATAGAGGAGTTTCTTGCTATATAAGTAGTCTGATTACGTAATTCATCTATTTTTTGAGAATACTCCCATTTAGCTTTTTCAGATTCTACGCTATCAGTACTACTATCTTTTTTCGCAAAAATTCCATCATAACACTCAAGTCTCTTAGTTCCATCTTGGATTTTTGCGCAACTTTCGCCAGTTTCAGACGCGAAAATAACAGTTGGGACAATAAGTAAAGAGAATAATAATTTTTTCATTTTGATGTTCCTCTAGGTTTAATTGATTTACCAATTCTACGAAACACAAAACATTTATTTAAGTTTTTAATCAAAGTTTTTTCTAATTTTGTGACCTACATCTCAAATTCTCAAATAAAAAATCTATATAGGTCTAATTTAGATCTATATAGATTTATTTATCCCAAAAACATGAACTTAATCTTCGCCCCAGTAAATGCACCTTTTAAGAATCTAATGCCTTGCGCACGCTCACGATACATCTTGGCTGGTGAGATATTAAGAGCATTGCAAATATCTCTTTCGCTTGCTTGTTGGACATATAAAGCCATTAGAATTTGATATTGCAATAAATCATCATCGTGTAGATTCATTATTTGCTTTTCGATTTTAAGGCACTCATCATCGGTTAAAAACTTGATATAAGCCTTTCTAGCAGTCGGCAGCACAGGGATTGAAATTGTAGTGCTTGGATATTCTGTGCCAATTCTGTCACGACCCCAGCAATTACCCCATTTTTCTAAAATTCGCTCAACGCTATAAGTCATTTATCACCTCACTAATCGATACAAAAACCTTTCCACCTTTAACTACACATTTGCGTACAATTCGCAAATCATCAATAACACTATCGTCCACCAACACGCCAGCTTTCACTAATGCATCTAATAATGATTTAAAAAGATTATCCAAATCACGCATTCTTCTATCCGGCATAAATGCTTCCACCACCACTGCAGCACGAATACCCGCTGGAAATCTTGCTGAGCGTCTAGTCATCCACGCAACCTGTGCAGCATAAGCACGTCCTTTCGCGCTAATCAATGTTTTCCCATTTACTCTGCGCCAGTAAGTATTAACCGAAGGTGGGAATGGTAGTTCAAGTGTTATCGTTGTCATAGAAATCTCACTTTAAAAAAGACCGCACTTTTGATTGTTAAACTATTAATCAATCACTAATGCACCAATCTTGATGGAGTATAAAAAGAACTTATGCCAAAGCTCTATTTGTGAACCATACTTTTCTTCAAATGCTTTTACGTTTTGATGTAATTCATTGTGATGAATTCGGCAAAGCGGAATACAATCCAAGTCATCTGCTTTACTGCCCATCACACCATTACCATGACCAATTAAATGATGTGGATCATCTGCTTGTTTACCACAACATACACAAGGCTGAGTTTTTACCCAACGTAACCATTTTTCAGAACGGATATATTGTGGCTTTGGTCTTGCCATATATTGAAGTGGCGGATCATCATCAGTTTTTAAATTTAAAATGGCTTTATCTAAACGGTCCATGTGATAAATAAGAGGATCTTCAAAACGAGTGGAGCTTTCTTTATTGTCTCGTTCGTAATTTTTTACACTAAAAACCTTTCTTAATAACGCATCACTTAATAAACGTTGAAGTCCATTCTTAAAACAATACAGTATTAAATCTGATTCCGTTAAAGGGCGAGCATGTTTTAAATCCACTTGGATTTTTGCAATGATTGCTTGCTCTATATTTTGTTCCACCACCAACGATGCTTTTTCTGCATCATAGTTTCCCTTACGCATTTCTGTATCGTGGTGCCAGCAAGTTCTAATAAAACCGTCTAAGTGCGGAGTAATTGTTAATTCTTTATGGCAGTATTCACCATCACTCAACTGACAATGCTTAATACTGGCCACAAAATTCATCAACGCTTTTTTTGTAAGTAATTTTGACCGCACTTCCTTATTTTTTAAGAAATCCACCACCAACGGTGGAAATTCTTCACTAATAGCTCCTTGCCAATTAACTACACCAGATTCCTTATGTTGTAATTCAGTAGGCTCTGGCATTAACACCATTCTCTTCGTCATTACTTGTGCAGCATTGCGCGGAATTCTAAACATCATTAAACCAAGATCTGATTGTTTATATGGTGTCAACAACAATACTTGCATTAATGCCCCCGCAACGATCCTTTAATGCTTGCAATAATCTCTGCTTGACGTGTTTTTGAAACTGGCATTGATGTAGCTTGCGATGGTAACTGTTTTGTTGGCTCCGGTAATACTTCACCATTTTTTAAACGATCAGCCATATTGCGTAAGGCTTGTTTAATTTCTTTTCGTAACTGCTCTACTGACCAAGTGTATCGACGACAACGACAATACAAATCAGTGATCAACCAATATTCCACGGTAGAGTTGAATTTAAATTTATCTACATCAGCCATCCCGTAACGTTGGAAACTGGCTAAACGCTGTGCTAATTCTTCTTCTGACGGTAAATCCATCGGAATTTTGCACCATTCGATGAAATCAAACAGATTCGGAAAATAATCATTTCTTGCTGCACGAACTCTTGCTAATCCACGCTCTAACATATCCACAGATAAAACATCATGGTTCACTAACTCTTCAATCCAAATAAACTTCGCTTCTTCCAATGCTTCGTCTGTTGGGTAGTTATAGCGCCAACGGTTGCAGTAAGCACACAAGCGATTGAATAACTGATTCACTAATTCTGAAACATGAGTATTTAAATCAACCCCTGAAATGCCATTTTCTTGTCTGATTGCCACGTTCATTTCAACATCCCCATTTTGCGTAGTTTTTCCGCTACTTGCGGATTACGAATTTGAATTTGTCTGCCATTTGCCCAATCGGTGCTTTTGCTTGCCGGGTTTGGTGCACTGCCTTTCGGTTTTAACATCGTGCCATCAGCCATTACCCAAGCACCGTCTCGCATTTCTGGTCTGCCCTTGTTATCCCAACGTTCTGAGCCGACAACATACTCACCGAAGTTTGTTGGACGGAAAATCGTACTTGGTCGGAGATACTCAACCATTTTCGGATCACGGCCCCATTTAGACACGAGATAATCCACCACACGTTTACACACACCCAAATCAAATTCAGCCAATCGAGCACCAATCGCTTGTTTTGTTTTGTCAGTGAGCTTGTAGCCTGTTGGTTTACGTTCGCCTTGTTCTTCAGCGAGATTCGCCAATGCCATGTTCAAATAATCCAACACAACTTGCTCAGCTGGGGGGACTATAGGGGGGGTATTTATATTTGTTTTATTATTTGTTTTTGTAGGGTGGCGTTTTTCGCCACTGGTAGCGGTGGCGTTTTCTGCCACTGGTGTCGTGGCACTTTTCGCCACTGGTGGCACTTTTTGTAACTGGTGGCGTTTTCCGCCACTGGTAGCACTTTTCGCCACTGGTTTATTTTCAACGTTAGGAAGGTCTTTCACTAAATAGAATTCAGTCGTTCTTCCAGCTGTTTTAACAGTATGAATCAAACCAACTTCTTCAAGTTCTTTAAGAATTTCATAGATAGTCTTATCTCGGTTAATGCCAGTGAATTGTTTAAATTGCTCAATAGAAATAAAATCACTTTCTTTCTGCCAGCCAGTCGTTTTACGAGCCACCAACAAATAGGCTTTTACAGCGTTACCAGAAAGGGCAAACATCACTTCATCTACAAAAGCATTAGGGATCTGAAAAGAATTGGGGATGAATTTTCTCATAGCATTAACTCCGAAGCGTAACGTTGTGCGATCCATTGAATACCTTTCGATGTCACGCGAGTTTGTGTAAAGTTGTGACCGTGCTCTGCTGTACCAGTTTTCACTGTAAATAAGCCACGGCTTTGTTTATCTGAATATGGAATAAGATTGCCTGATTGACGATATAACGCTTTATCTCGCTCTAGTGCAGCTATCATCGCTTTCTCTGGCATATTTAAGATTTTTGCCGTTTCGCGTAATGATTTTGTTGTGCCAATATCAACGTAAAGATCCACAAAGTCCGCTTTAGGTTTCATCGCTTTATTCTCTAGCGCTAAAGCTTGTTTCTCTTTCTCTGATGCCACTAACTGCTCTAAGGCTTGAAGATAATTCTGCGGTAAAAGTGCGGTCGGATTTTGTTGGTTTTCTAACTCAAGCCATCTGTCAATAATACGTTTACGAAGTTTTACGCTATAACCAGCCACCAGTGTAAGAGTTAAATCCTTTGGCAGCATAAATTCACGGTAAGATTGACCATTTTGGGGGTGTGTCCAAATTTGGACATACCCTTTAGGATTGATTTCTAACTGTTCAAACATCACTTCAATGTCACGTGCGACATGACGATGTTCTTTTTCACACAATTCTGCAATCTCACGACTACTCATCGTCAAAGTGCTTGCATTTTCGTTTGTAATTGGTAATAATTGCTCCATCAGTATATTCCTTAATAAATTAACCACGGTGTCCGCCGTGGTTTTTTATTGACGTTTATTTAGCGAGATCACGCACTCGATTGAGTGTTGTGTTGCTGCCAAATGTTTGCCTAATGCTTGACGGATTTTGTCTTCTTCTTGTGAAGTGATTTCACCGTCTTCTAACGCCTTTTCTAATACAGCAAATAACAACCCACGCGCAGAAAGCTCGTGCAGTTGTAGATTGGCAAGCTCAACCTCGTCTAATTCATTCTCCGCTACATCTGGCACAAAACGTCCGCCAGCTTCAATACAAAGTGCTTCAATAAATTGAGAACAACCAAATTCTTGCTGAACCGCGATTAATTCTTCGTTTTTAAAACGCTGCCCTTTGGTTTGATACAAGCGGTTATTCAGCTCAGCCGTGCTAAAGCCTAAAAACGCCGCCACCGCAGAGCGTCCACCAGCGATGCTATCCACCATCTCAATAATAATTTTCTTGTCCATAATCGTTTTACCTTTTTTATGGTTTTCTTGGTTTGTTTCTTGGGGTAAGTTAGGTTTCAGATAAAGATTGAAGAATTTCCTCGACAGTAACTTTGCCGTTTGTCGAATCTGAAATTGGTTTAATGTACTTTCCTCCAATTCCAGAGCCTCGAACCCAATTGCTCACTGTCATAACACTGACATCGCAAGCTTTAGCTAAAGCTTCCCTGCCACCGCATTCTTCAATCACTTTATTAATCACTTTATTCATAAATTATCCCTTAAAAAATCACAGAGAAATAATAAAGCAATCTTTACAATAAATAAAGTTTTATTTTATTGCATTTGTTAAAGAAAACTTTAGGATTAGTCAAAACTAAGGAGTTTAGAGTTATGAATACACTTGGCGAACGAGTTAATTGGGCTATGAAAGAAAAAAAGCTAGATAGAAAAGATCTAGCTGATGCACTAGGTGTGTCAACTATGGCAATAGGTGATCTCATTAATAACAAAACTAAGAAGCCTAGAAATCTACTTGAATTATCGGAAATTCTTGGCGTGAATGCTAAATGGCTACAAAGCGGAGAAGGAGAAACACCTGAAATTTCAACCGCACTTTCGACCATCTCAAGTAATAACGAGGAAAATATCTCCCTTGTGGTGCTTGATATTGAGGCAAGTGCCGGCGACGGCGCAGTCAATGGCGATATGGTACAAGTAGTTAAACAACTTCAATTTGTGCCGGAACAGTTCCATAAATACTATCCGGGTATCACGCCAGCAAACATCCGAATCATCAATGTGAAAGGTGATTCCATGTACCCAACATTCAATAATGGCGATTTGCTCTTCGTGGATATTTCCATTCAGGCCTTTGACGGTGACGGTATTTATATTTTTTCGTTTGATAACACGATATTTGTAAAACGCATACAAAAAACAGGGCGTGATTATTGCATTATTTCCGACAACGAAGCGCTTTATAAACCTTGGTTTATCACCCCAAACGATATGCCGGAAATGCATATCCACGGCAAAGTAAAAATTCACCAAAGTCAGAAGTTGAATTTTGTGGGATAGATAAAGGCGAATAGAGCGTTCTAGGGGGAGATAATATCCCATCAACAATAATGAGAAAAAACAATGAAACACAAATATATAAGAAAAATAACACCTGATGAATTGGCTAATTTTTTAAATGCGAAAGGCGCTTCCCAAGATACATTTAAATGTCCGGTGTGTGGTGGGCTCCATCAAACACTAATGGATAATGAGGCAGTCTTAGATTCTGATGGAAATCCCATTGCCAAAGAATATGTAACAATGCAACCTGTACTCCCAACTACTATGTTTCCAGACCCTTATGAAGTTGGGGAATTAATCAAACAAAATAAAATCCCTGAAAAATATCATTATTTAGGTGATTTATTAGGGGCACTGGCTGCCAGTCAAGTTATAACTATGGCAGTAATCCATCTGGTTTGTTCTAACTGTGGTCACGTAAGAATATTTCATAAATCAACCATTATGAACTGGCTAAAAGAACAAGGACGACTAGATGAAAAATAGCATAAATAACACTAATTTCCCCAATACTGGCGCGATTCAGATTTATAGTGGTACAATAGAAAGTAATCCAATTAATCAAAGAAATATTAACCAATTCATAATGGAACACTATACCGCCAGAGTAAGTACACTTGAGAATACAGTAAACACTATTTCTCAAGAAGTAAAAGATATTAAGCAAAATTACTTAACAACAAGCGCATTTTATCGCTCAGGAATTGTGGCGTTAGTTGCGCTTGTTGGCGCTGGTTGGGCTTTGTATTCTCACATGGATACAAAATATGAAAATCGATTTTCAGCCATAGATCAACGATTTGAAAAAGTGGAATCAAATATTCACTCTTTAGATGTTCGATTAACGAAAGTTGAATCTCGCTTAGATAACGTTGAACTTCGATTAACTAACGTCGAGAAAAAACTCGACAATATCGATGATAAACTCGATATTTTGATTCAGCAAAAACAAGCAAATAATAACTAATATTAAACCGCCTTCGTGGCGGTTTTCTTTTATACATTGTCAGTAACCGTTGTAAAAAACTGCTCAGAAAGAATTTTTATACTATGCACGCATTGCTGTATGTATCGTGGTGCCACAACCAACAAGTCCAAACATCATAATCGATGTTACAAATAATCTTTTCATATACGCTCCCCCATAAAAAGTGCGGTCATTTTATCGCAAAAAATCATTCCTTTTAGTGATCTAATTCTCAAATAACAACCCTTAACTGATTAAAAAACAAGCAATCAAACAGATTTTCACAAGTTCAATTTATTTAAAAATCAATCATATATAAAGTTTTCTTTATTTATTTGCAAGTTTTT